AAACCCCAACAAACACTCTTACTCCAACACCGACACCAACTATAACTCCAACCCACACACAAACCCCAACAAACACTCTTACTCCAACACCGACACCAACTATAACTCCAACCCACACACAAACCCCAACAAACACTCTTACTCCAACACCGACACCAACTATAACTCCAACCCACACACAAACACCTACACCGACTCCAATATATTATTTAGAACAAGCCAACGGGTTTTACATTTTACAAGCCAATGGGTCAAAAATTATTATAACATAAACTATTTATAAATAAAAAGATATGCCAGATTTACCAATATCAGGATTACCCGAATTAACCGCTACAACCTCAAATGCAGAATATGCTGTTGAACTTTCGGGAACAACATATAAAATAAAACAATCAACATTAACACCGTTTCCGTTGGCATATGGTTTATTTGCCCAAACAGGTGATAGCGCTACGGTATCCGCAACCACTGTCGAGACTAGTGTAATAGGACCGGGTGTTGGGACTTTGTCTGTTCCTGCAAATAGTTTCAGAGTTGGTGATTCGTTTCAAGCATCATTCGATGGCGTTTTGTCTTGCATTAACACCGCAACAATCCACGTTCACGTTAGAACAACTGGTGGGACATTACTCATTGATACAGGAGTAATAGATTTGGATACCTCAACCTCAAAGCCTTGGTTATTAACACTATATTTCACGATAAGACAAATCGGGGGAACCACCGTTGCTTCAATATCATCCGGTGGACTATTCTCCTACCTTAAAGATTCTGGACTTACCTATGAAGGATATCCATTAAGTGAGATTAATAATACGACATTTGACACCACAATAATCAACACATTATCGGTGAATGTCCAATGGAATACCACTAATGCGGGAAATCAAATATTTTCAAGAAATTTTACACTTACTAAAATTTATTAATCAATAGGTTTATTTTCTCTCTTACCTAAATTTTCATATATCCTTAGAAGTTTTAAGGATTCGTAGTAATTTTTTTCTAATCTATCAAGTTCCTTCTCAGGAACACCTTTGTCACAAGCCGTTTCGTAGACATTTTTAGCCTCAGTAACAACATTTGATATTGTGTCTATAAGTTTCATATCTATAAATATCAACTACCTCACCATTTATTAACAACAAATGTCAATTATATTTTAATAAAATCAAACTTTAGATTATTTATAGTAAAATAAAACTTGTATAATGATATATTACTTTACTTCTTGCTGTGATAGAACAAAGGTTTTTGGGGTTCCAAATAACTCTAACCCGTTTGTGCCTTGGAATGGTTTCACAGATACTGTTGGAACAACATACGGACTTGTTATTGGTTCATACTCAGGATGCGTAACATATAGTGGTAGTTCAAACACCGTTATCACAAACCCGCCTATACCATTAAAAAACGTATCCTCAACTCCTCCAATATTTATTTCATATAGTTGTAATCAATGTATTATTTTATTTCCTTGTTATACACCACCCGTTGTTGTACCCCCTACAATCATAGGATATCAAAACGAATGTGGAATTGTAACAATTTTACCAATGAGTGTAGTATGTGAAAGTTCTCCACCATCAGTTTGGGGTCTCGAAGATGGCGAAGTCTCGGTATCAATATCGGGAGGAACCGCCCCATATACCGTCACTTGGTTGAATAACGGAAATGTCTCACCAGCACTTGAAATGGTTGGAAATGGTTCATACACCGCAACTACGGTTGATTTTTATGGTGATTACACGGCAACAACAGTTTGTGAAATATTCACACCAAAAATTTGCACGTTTGGTGCTAGTATAGAAGAAACTTTTGTGGAAGAATGTCTTCCTACGGTAATGTCCGGATACACATTTGATATAACTTAAAACATATATGCCAACAACATTTTCAGCAGCAACCTGTCTAACATCAAGTTTCGTTTCACCGGGACCATTTAACATCTATTTAACCGATGATTATAGTTCAACACCCTTTAGTTCTGTAACAAAAAATCAACTTACAATTGGATGTCCATTTATTTTTAGTAATATTCCTACCGGAACAACCACCCTTTACTTAAAAGATGTTAACTTACTTTATTGTTTTACAATACCTGTTAGAGATAACAACATATGTCAAACTTGTAATTTAGGATTATCTAACTATTCTGCAACAACAATAACAAGATTGTCTTGTGGTTTTTTAACAGGGTCTTGTCAAAATATTACGGACTATGTTATTCATTGGTATGGTCCAAACGATACAACAACATTACAAAAAAGAACCGGATTTGGTTCAGTTTTTTCAGGACAATACGATATTCCCCACCCATTTTTGGGCATATCTTCTATACCTTTACCCGAAGGTATTTACACCCCTATTATTCAAAAAGTAATTGTAAGTGGGTTAACTTTTTCAAACACAGGTGGGACCAATAGTATATTGTTTGATGGTAATTGTCTTCCAACAACAACAATACAACCATTAACTTGTTTTAATCAAACTAACACAAAAACTGAATATTGGGCTAGCGGTTATAATCATAACATTACATTTAGTTCACAAAGTCAAGGAATACCTCAACCAGTTTCATCAACATATGTGTTGTCTCCAACCACAAATTTTATTGCTTGGAAATTTCAAGGTAAAGCGAATCCGGATACAATTAAATTATCATTTAGAGGTAGTAGTTATCTTAATGATATTGGATTGGAAAATTGGGTAATTGGTACAAATAGTTCCAACGCATATACTCCATCTTTAATCTCTAAATCAGCCGCAACCGCAAGTTATTTTACAAAAATAACTTGTTTAACAGGATTAACAAGAAATCCCGGTGATGAAATAATTATTGATGTAATCCCCGCAGAAGCAAATACTGATTGGGACTTACTTATAACGTGTTTAGATAACTTTAATTGTAATAGTTGTGCATATACTAACCCATACAAAATTATTGGTTCAACAATAACAGGAATTACAAATAATTGTAAAATAAACGTAAAGTTTACAGTGTCCGGATGTTCTTCAAATACTTTATTTAGTGAGGATTATTTTAAGTATTACGATACCACCGAACTGAATGGTGTTAGTACATTATTTCAAGACGCTCAACGTATTTTATCACAACAACAATTTGGAGGTACATTTAACAATATTAGATACGCAGACACAAATGGTAATTTACCATATGATAGTGCCGATTTTTATTATAATAATAAAGTTTGTACTTATGATTTTCAATATCCTCAAGGTGCCCTAACTAGTTGTAAAACAGACCCAAATGATATAACTTACAAAAAAACATTTTTAACTGATGGTAGCAATAGAGGAGTGTTTAGCATTACCGGTTCATCAACCGTAATATCAACATTTTACGATTCTTGGATAGCCGCCATCAACCTTTCAAACTCATTAGGATATAACCCTAATAACACAAATTTGGGGTATTATAGATATTTTGGTTGGTATTTTCCAAAAACGAATCACCCACATGCTTGTGGTGACCAAAGTGGTACAAACGCGGCACTAATTCACCCATCATCAACGGTATTAACCGGGACAACATCAGGCGGAAATTACTTTTTTAATATAACCGCAAATACAATCACAAGCGGATATACCATTTCTACTTGTGATATCGATTGTGTATCACGTATTAGTGGGGTATTATCGGTTGTTAACGATTCTTCAACCGGGAATACACAATTTAATCAATACTTTTCTGCCAATACAAGTTTTGGTTGGTATGGTATCTATTATGCCCCCGTATTTGAATTTTTATATTATATCACAGCACTCACAACCACATTTTCAGCACAAACAATAGGAGAAAAAATATTTACCAATGATTGGTCAACAAGTACATACCCATATTCAGGAACATCACCTTCAATAATACCATCATTATCCGGTTCTGTATGTAACTTTAATAATCTTGGTTCTGAAGGGTCTTTTCAAGGGGGTTTCTACAACAACACATTATTATGTCAATATACAACATTATACCCTAATTCTGCCGATACTAGTAGTTTTGAAATATGGGCAACCCCAATTATTAATTATGTTCCAACACCGCCAGATGTATTAGCATACAGATATTCAGGTGGAAATGTTACATATTCATCATCAACATATATAATCGGATAATTTATGAGCACAGAAAAATATTACACAATAAAAATAACGGGGACAACGTCATCACCGGGACCATACACAATTTATCTTGATAGTGTCTTTGGAACCGTTGCAACACTTTATCCTGTTGCCGCCCCAGCAACAGGTTTATCATTACCTTTATTACAAGCGGGCGTAACAATAAAAACTAACACCACACCAAACTCAATTTTCCTTTACAATACGTATTGTGGTAACAATTTATCATTATTACCACCGGTGAATATTACTTATAATCCATTCTGTTTATCATTTGAATCTAGTTATTTAGGAACTGTTGTACATAAAACTTTCATACCAAATGGTTTAGTTGGTGGATACCCTTCTTGGAAGGATAATGAATTGAATTCAACAATTACAATCACTTGGGACGCAACTCTGAACCCCGCTAGATTTGTAATAAATAATTATCAACCGGGGGGAACAGGTAATGTTATCTCATCAAAATATCCAACTAACTCAACATCAAACCCACCAAGTAATTGGCAGAGTGTTGGGGGGGTTTCAGTATACTTTACCCAAACTTTAGGTAATTGTCCCGTAATACAACAAGGTAATTTTAGAAGAAGTGTAAACCAACCTACGTGTATATGTGACGGTAGTATTATTTTTAATGTTGATTTAGATAACCCACCTTTCAGTTATTCAATTGATAATGGTGTAACCTATTCATCATCTCCAATATTTACAAACCTTTGTAGTGGAACTTATATTTTAGCAGTTCTTGATTCAATTGGGAATGTTCATTTAAGTACGGAAATAGTAAAAACTGAAATCCCATCAACAACGTATACAATATCTCTTTACACAACTAATACAAAACCGGTTAACAATAATGTGTCGTTAGCAAATTCATATCAAACAACAGTAGTAGTGAACCCACCGTTACCTAACGGAGCAACAATAACTTTTGATTTAATACATAACAATAATTTCTATTCATCACCTAATAGTGGAACATCAATACTAACCACTTCAACATTATTATATAAAAATGGTGATGAAGTATTATTAACAAGCACTTCAAATAGTGTTAATCAATCTGTTAATACCGCCGCAGGATGTCAAACGGATTATGTTTACCAATCAAATATTAGTGATGTTTGGAGTTCATTAACAATCTCTAATAGTGATACAATAACAATCTCTACATCATCAAGAGTTGACAAAACAACAACAGGAAAATGTGTTGTTGGATATAGTAACGATAACTACTCAATTAGTAATCCGGTTATTAGTGGATGCGATTGTTGTTCAATAATTATTAACTAATAATAAAACACAGAATATTTATACAGTATGGCATATATAATTAAAAACACATCAGCGTTAATTAGTACAAGATTAACCGACACAGCTAGACAAAAACTATCTGAAGGTAATTTTAACATTTCGTATTTCCAAGTTGGAGATAGTGAAGTGTCTTATAATACACTAACCGGAACATCTTACAATCAATCTAGTAACAATATATTAGAACCTAATTTTAATTCACAAAATTCCGCTCCGGGACAAAGTAATAAACAAAATGTAAAATATCCAATTTACGTTGACCCTGATGACAGTAATACGTTTGGTATTCCATTTTCAGACCCAGCGGTTTCTCCAATATATAATAGAGCAACAATGAGAGGTTTTTTTAGTGGAGATTCATCCACATCTAATTGGAGTGCATTAACCGATACTAACTATGTGATTGATTCTAACTACGTTGTTGATATTTCAACATTTACCGGAGGAACAAACATTAAAATAATATACTCAGCTTGCGGTGATTCAACCATTGTTAGATTACCAGCTAAAGGTGATTTAATAACAATTTATTTTGACGGTAATTCAAGTTCTTGTACCACTGAACCAATTTCTGTTACCCCAACACCGACACCAACACCGACACCAACACCATCATACGACGCTTGTATCATATATCCAACACCAACACCGTCATCATCTTGTTGCGTTACAACACCAACAGGTTGTACTCCAACACCAATTATTAATAGTTTTGTAAATGTTAATAGTTGTTACAATATATTAACATACAGAATTGTCGATATTTGTTTAAATGTTGTAACATTAGATAGAGTAACACCAAACTATTCATATATTGCCTCCGGATGTTCTTATGTTAGAACATTAGTGTATCCGCCAAATATGACTGATTTATATGACAGTATTACACCGTCACCACATTGGAACACTGATGTAATTAATTATGAATCTGTTTGTAATACAGACGAATTTGACGTTAAAGTTTGGAATATGAATATTCCTTGGTCGGAGAATCCTGCGGGATTAATTGACACTATTTCTCAAGATTATAAAACATTTAACTCTAAATCATACATTGGAACTAAAGAATATTTAGGATATATGTCCGATAGTGGACAAACTTTTGTTAATATGGCGGGCGATGTTGAAGATTCAGTTTATTACTACGACTCATTTTACAATAAAATAACAGTCGCACCTAAAGAACAAAAAGCTATCGCAATTATTCATTACACAAACCAATCTATTGATTTCTTTTATGGTGAAAAATTTGCATTAGAACAACCTATTAGTGGAACAATCCCTGAAGATATTACAGGAGACGCTAGAAACTTTAAACTACATTTACCTTGGTTAATGTGGCATAAAAACCCTGAATGTTGTTTTGGTGAAACATTTTATGTTAGTCCACCTGAAGACAAGGTATTAATTAACGTTTTTGAACCTCACTATATTAAATCAACAAAAAGTAGTGATATGAATAATCCGGGTATTCGATATTATTTTTTATGGGACACTCACCAAAATAGTAGTAGTGGATTACCAAATAGAGTTGGTAAAGTATTCCCTGACCAAAAAATAATAATTATAGATGATGAAGAATTGATTGCGGCGTTATCATATAAATCAAACCGTAACTGGACTTTACCGGCAGCAACAACATCACTAATCGTTCCAAATAGTTGTAGTTCAAAAGAAGGGTCATTTAATGGTGTATTAACAAGTGCTAATCAAACTATGTATGTTAGTTATTTATTAACAAATACAACCTCAGGAGCAACTAATTCATTACATTGTAATTACTACTCAACCATATCCGGACCAAACGTTGACTGTGGAACTCCGGGTAGTCAAAACGTTGCTGTTAGATTTGGTGGAGAATTTAATTGTTTAAATCAAATAACAAATAATTCACTTTTTGGTGGTTATATTGCAAATAAATTTCAAATTATTTGTCAAATAGTTGAGGACGGTAGTAGACCTTTGTCAAACGCTTGGACAATAATTAACTTTACAAACCAATTAAGTGCGTCAACAGTAAATGGTTATATAACTCAAAGCGGATTAACAGGGAACACATTTGTTATAACTAGCGATATGCTTAACTCTACTGTCGCAACAAAATACAACTTAAATAATTACATTTCATTACCACCTAAAACACCAATAAATCTTACAACACCTACTCTTAATTTTGGTGACGAATATTATTTCTATGGTTCATTAGAAACCGACATCCAAGCAACTATCTATGAAATGAGATATAAGATAAACCTTGGTCAAGCAGAATTTCAACGTTCATCAAACCCAACTTGGTCACAAGGTGTCTCACCATATATTTCAGAAATTGGGCTTTACGATGACAAAATGAATCTTATGATTGTATCAAAGCTACAATCACCTATTCTTAGACAGGGGATTCAACAGTTTTTAGTAAAATTTGATTTTTAACATATGAAAAAAACATTAAAAGAAAGCCCTAAAGTTTTAGGGCTTGATGTATCAACCAAAACTATTGGTTGGGCATTATTTGACATACAAAGTAGAGAATTATTAGAACTAACCCACGTATCACCAACACCAAAACCAAAGGAAGATAATAAAATAAAAGAACTACTTCTTAAAGGTGAAATCTTTAGAACCAAACTTTTAGAGTACAAAGATATGGGTATCACTAAAGTTATTATTGAGGAACCTCTATTAAACTCAAATAACGTCTATACAGTCCAAACTTTATTAAGGTTTAACACATTAGTCACAAAAGAAATTTACGACGTTTTAGGGGTAGTTCCTGACTTCATATCAACATATAACTCTCGTAAGTTCGCCTTCCCCGAATTAGTTAAAGAAAATGATAAAGGTAAGTTTGTTTTATTTGGTGGTCTACCAAAAGACATTGATAAAAAACAAATCATATGGGAATTAATAGCCAAAAAAGAACCCCAAATCACTTGGCAATACACAAGAAACAACACTCTTAAAAAAGAGAACTTCGACCAAACAGACGCTTATTGTTGTGTCTTAGGTCATATGAATCAAGAAAATTTATGGTAATAAAAAAACCCCCAATTAAGGGGGTTTTTTTATTTATTAACAGAATGGGTATATACAACCTGCAGTAAATGTTGAGTAGTTACTATCAATAACATTACCATTTAATAATGTTGCCGATATTCTTATTCTATAATTATGAACCGGATTTGAAGGTGGACAAGGTCCATTCCATCCATTAAAATTATCACCTGAACCATAATCTGTTGGTTGAACATTACCACTATTCCAATTACCATTTATAGGTATGTTTAATTGGGTCGGGTCAATATCCGTCACCCACCAATGGATGAAATATCCATCAGGACTACTACCTGAAGCATCTATATCTTCACAAAGTATTTCATAACTCACAACATTTGAAACATCGAACGAATTTAAAATCCAATTCATCTCAGGAGAGTCATTAAATTGGTAACAAAACGATGAATAATACGCTGTTGGAATAACATTTCCTTCAGTATATGTGTTACTGTATAATGTTATTGATGGTTCTCCCTTTTTACAAGTTGAAAAGATATCAATGTTGTATTGAGTGGTTGATTTTTTATCACACCTAACCGTATACACAAAACCAATTTCACTATTACTACTTGTTTGAGAAAATACTGATGCTCCATTATACGTAACATTTAAAGTAACCACACTATTAGTTACATTTGGTGTTAATACAATTTTTACAACGTCACCCTCATTTGTACCTAAAGTACTAATAAATACATTAGCGTCAAAGGTTGAATCAAATGAATAGATTAAAATATCATTAATATATATATTACCACTTGCGTTAGACCTAGCACAATCACTCCAATTTCTTAATTTAGTAGGACAGTTTGATTTAACAGGAACAATAACAGTATCTAACAGTTTAACACATTCTTCACAAGGTTTAACCCCATCACTACCTGTATATATTGTTGGCGACACATCGTCAAACCAATTATAATCATAAGTTGTTCCACCCCAATTGTTCTCTAATTGAGCTAAATCACTAGAAATCTCTTTCAATTCCCAACAAAGTTTATTTGTAAAGTCCAAAATAACACCACCAACAACGTTACCCGGAACCGCAGGAACCGGTTGAATAACTACAGTAGTTTTATTCGGTCTTTCTCCGCATATTAAATAAGCGTAATACGTTTTCTTAGAAGACGGTGTTGGAGTCATTGTCATTGTTTGAGTTGGGGTTTGAGTTTGAGTTGGAGTATTTGTCGGAGTTTTAGTTGGAGTCTGAGTAGGAGTTTTAGTTTGAGTAGGGGTTTGAGTATTTGTAGGCGTAACTGTAGCCGTATTTGTTGGTGTTGGTGTTGGAGTTGGAGGTATAGACCCAATTGTTGGTGTTTGACTTGGAGTATGAGTTGGTGTTTGTGTTTGAGTTGGCGTATTTGTCGGAGTTTTAGTTGGTGTTTGAGTTTGGGTAGGCGTAACTGTCGTAGTATTTGTAGGAGTAGGTGTTGGTGTAAGACAACCAAATTCACATTCAATATCGTAATCAATTCTCATTTTAATTAAAACATTAGAATTATGTAACGATTCCGGTTCACAATTTGTTGAGATTGTTATTTCATTTGTTAATGGATTAATATCAACATTTCCCGGACCAATTTGAGGGCACGATTCAATCAATGATGCGATTGTTGAGTACCATAAATTATCTGAAGGGTAATCCTGCAATGTAGACCCTGTATAGAATGTTGCGGAATTAACACAGTCACCAATGACTGTTGACGCTGAGAATATTGTTTGAGTTAAAAGACAATTTTCATTCCCTATAATTAATTCGGCATATCCCTCATTTAAATATTGTCTAGGACCTGAGTAAATTTTCATAGGTTTGTTTAATTCACCTAAACAAACATTAGAATAACCTACTTGGTTTTCGTAGACTTTATCTCCCCTAATACCCATTCTTTTCGCTTTTGAACACCCTGAACTATCTACAATTCTAACCTCATAATCACCCGGAGGTAAATCAGTTATTTCCATAACAGTAGTTCCAACAGTATCTCCATCAAAATATAATGTAAACGGTGGTGTCCCGTTTGTTATATAAGATGTTAACGAACCATTACTATTAATAGAGTCAGTACTTAATAAATGAAAATCAATAGTATTTGAACCATCAATGGTAAACGGAGATGATTGATTACATAACAATGCGTCTGTCACATTTGCAATATAATTACCTGAAAATAAATTAGTAAAAGTGTATGACGTAAATGAAGTTGATATAGATTTACCATTAATTGTATACAAATAAGGTGGAGTTCCACCTGAAGTTATTTCCAATTTAACCGACCCATCTTTTCCGTTACAAGTTGTTCCGGTTGTGGTAACTGTTAAATCATACACAACATCATTATTAATGACGTAAGTCCCCATAAATACACATAAAGCAGAACCTGAATCAGATACTGTTAATGAATATGTTCCTGACGATAAAAAATCAAAAATCCAAGTACCACTATCTGATGGTGTTTGACTGTCTGAATTACCGTCAGAATCTGTTAAAGTAAATGTATAAGGAGCAACCCCACCAAAAACTTGAATAGGACCTATTGCTCCTGATGAATCATTACACTTTGAGTTTCTTGTATTAACAGAAACTGTAGATATCCCCATAGGAACTTGTAGAGTAACTGTTGCTGTAAACGTACATAACCCGGCATCAGTAACTTGAATTGTAAATCCTCCAGCACCCAATCCACTAAAGACAACAGTTCTGTCAAAAGTAATATTTGTTACACCATTTGACCCTAAGTAATAAAATGGTGGTGTACCGCCGGTTATAGTTATACTAACTTCACCATCACTACTAAAACAAGTCGGTTGTGTTAAATAAGCAACACCAAAACCAACGGGTTCTATTTTACCAACAAACCCACTTTTACTTATACTACATCCTGTATTATCTGTAACTGTCACAGAGTATGTCCCTGTCGATAAATTAGAAATAGAATCCCCAACACTACCGTCAGACCATAAATACGTATATGGTGGGTTACCTGTTAATCCTGAAATAAACATTTTTCCGGAATTAACTGCACATCCCGCATCGTTTACAATGTAGAAACCATAATCAATTGTTGTTGAATTTTTAATAATACAAGTCTCAGACTTCCCGGTACAACCACCTCCGTCATCAGCAATCACATAATAAGTTCCATAAGGTATTGTTGTGAATTCAAATGTGTTTGAATATGATGCCCCTGAGGATACAAACCCTGTTGTATTATTATATAAACTAAAAGTTGATATATCATACGCATTAATTGTTGACGCAATTAGAGAACCATTATTGAACCCACATAATGTGTTGGTTGCTGATGTTATTGTAACACAGGTTCCACTAGATATAATAATATTTACCGGTAATATTGTATTGGTTGGAGCACAACTATCAATAATGTTGAATGAATACGTTCCTGCGGATAAACTTGTTGCGTTATATGTTGTCGCGCTTGGACCTAATGAAATAGTTGTTGCCGATGGTGATAACCATTGGATGGTATAATCAGGAGCTTCACCAATAATATCAATGGTGAACGAACCTGAATTAGTATTAGCACAATCTCCTGTTATACTAGCGTTATATGTTAAATTACAAGGCATTTTTTATTGTGGACAAGTTATATTAAAGTTTATTCCTACATTTATACTTATAGTTGTATTTAGTGGAGAAACAGAACAATTTATGTTCCATATCTTAACTTTTGTTGGTGGTGAACCTATTTCATCATTAACTGAACGTTCATAACGATAATCATACCCCATTAATATTAAAGTAGAAAGACTATTATTTAACGCTGTTTCCCATGCAGATACACAAGGCATCGCATCACTACAAAGGTAACCAACCGGGTTTGAGTATCCTACCCCATCAAAGAACACATCTTGAATAATATTAGTTCCATTTATACTTATGTCAACAAACCATTCACTAACAATTGTTCCGTCTCTATAACACGACCCAACATCTATTCCATTATCGGTTTCCCACTGATTAATAACATCACTAAAAACACCACTAAAACTATCAAATTCCATTACATTTTCCGGATATCGATTACATAAGGTATACCAAACATCACAATTAAGTTGATAAACACTACCCGTGAATTTACAAGGTTTACAAATAATTGGTACCAACGCACACCCTCTTTGTCTTCTCCAAACAAATTTTTGTCTATGAAAAATAGAATTCTCTAATTTAACACCCGTATTCCAAATTGTAGTTGCCGGAATCATTTGTTCAACTAATCTAATCCAATAATCACCCATACCTTCAACATACTCAATCATTGTTTTGTATGTGAAGTTATCATTTGGAATTCCAGCTAAAGATTCTGATTGTAAATAATTCCAATATATTGATGATAACGTTGGATATCCACTTGTTCCACCATCTGTTGCAAATTGTCTATTTCTAACATTAATTGTGTTTTTCCAAAATGTTTGAGCAAACTCAAAAAAGGTTTCTTTCCTTGGTTGGGGATTAATAAGGGTTGAGTCAACACCACCGTTATGTGGATAAGACGATACCGGATTAGGGTTACATCTTGTTGGTGCAACATAACCCAAACCTTGATTATTAATTGGGAAGTTGTATTGTCTTGACATATACCAAACATCGTAAGATAATCCTTGAGAGGGGTTTAAGTATAAATCAATATTTTTAACATTAATAACTAAACCTTCTGCCCCAACATTATATAATGCGTTATACCCACCATCTAAATTATTTCTATCCCCAATTTCACTATCAACCCACGTTTTATTGTTATCTACGGCTGTTCTTATGTTATAACCTAAATCAGTAAATGGGAATGATTTATATACATTCAAATATTCTTGCCCATAAGTAAATGGAGCTAATTTTGTTTGATAATTAGGATTTGAACCTGTGAACACACTATTAGTTAAATCCGGTTGTTCTAATGACCTATGTTTTGGTGTTGATTCAAACCAACCAGCACCCATCTGATAAAAATATGTTTCAGAATTACCCGGTGACATAGGATATCCACTATCACTAATTGGATAATCTCCTTTACTTAAATCAACTTCTTGAAGAACTGATGTTGTTGTAAAACCAGAATATTGAACCCCTTGTATATTGAATGTATATCCACTCTCTAATGTCGGTAATGTTTTAGAATATGTTCCACCCGATATTTTAGCATATTGAGAGTCGAACTCTGACATATTAATTCTTTGGTCAGCTAAACAAACATACTCATTAAAATCAATTAAAGCGTCCGGAGCACCAATTAACCTCATTAAAGTTTCTATGGATTTTCTAGTCCCTTTTGATTTAAACAAATAGGCGGAATTAAGAACTAAATTCTTATAATATTGGTAGTTTAACTCGTCAGGCGTTTGAGACTGTCCTACACCACTAAAAGCGGATTTATCAACATTCTTTTGACCAAATACCGAACCTAAAAAGTCCTCGTTAGTAATTGGGGACATATTTGTCGCCCAACCTAATGTTTGTGATAAATTTTTTAGTAATTGAGACGGAATATCGTTTCCGGTGTTATAATTCACCGAATTCATATAAGCTAAACCATTAATGAATTTCTTAGTTTCATCAAAACTTCTACCGTAAATTTGTAATATTTTTTCAATTTTTTGGTCAGAGGTGTCAAATTCTTTAAGTGAATCAGTTGTTAAAAATCTTGAAACAAGATTTGTTTGATATCCATCAAAAGACAAACTAATCTCATTTAATGTTGTTAAATATATTGTAAAGGAATTGGTTAATATATCCAAATTCCAATTACCATATAACGGCCAAGTCACTAACTTATTTTGAATATAAAAAGTTCCATCATCGTTTTCATTTGGAACTTGGAAAGTTGCTGTATAAATAGGAACAACATTTCTATTTAATAAAAATCGTTGAACTTCATCCAAATCCTCATTAAGAACTCTATTAACCTGATAATCATTTGGTCTAATAACTAAATCATCTTGTGTCTGAGTTTGACCCGGAAAAACATCACCTTTAAGGTATATTCTAAGGGTTCCTGTAGTTGATGACGTTGTTGGCTCAATATGAGTAACATCAAATCCAACACCACCATAATATAAGGAGTATTTGGCAAATTGATTTGTCATATTTCTTAAAGGAGAAACTTGAATCTCTCTTAGTTCTAAATTTCTAGTTGCGTTAACAGTAAAATCAATATCAAAAGGGTTTCTAATTCTTGAAATATCTAAATCAATACTTGTTTCATTAACTATTGGATTATATGAAATGTTTGTCGCAGTAGCTCCGGTTAAATAGTTTTCATCCATAAAAGTAACCTCCAACGCTGCCGGAAATTTACTAATAATCATTTCAACCGATGTTGAAATTCTTTTAACCATTGAACCGTATGATGTAAAATTAGTTACTTCAGTTAAATCAAAATTAGGATAAACTTTAAAATTGTTTTCAAATATCACCTTTGATTGAACAACACTATTAACCCCCATACTATCTAAGTTAATAGGGTTTGAGAATGCTCCTGTTGTAAAAGTTCTATTTGATTTTTCCTTAACTCCTCTAGTGAACTCAAAATTTCCTTGCGTCAATCCACCCCCCGCAACAAGTTGGAATCCAACTAAATTATCGGAGAATGTACCTGCACCGGATGCTGTCTGTGGTGGACACGTAAATTTTTCTATTGCCATTATTGGGTTATATTTGTAAAGTTTTTACTAAAATCTATGTTATTCCCTCTGTCTTGTCTAACTTCATATAATAACTCGTTAAATTGGTCTCTAATCTCATATAAGTTGTATTGTTTGTATATGTTATTAGCATTATCGTATAGTGTATACACACCATCATCAATAGATTTAGTTTGATTACCATATAAAGCAATAGCCAATGTTGAGAAATCGTGTTCTCCAATTTCAATATCCAAAGTTATTGGATTAAAGAAAGTATTTGTTATAATAACATTTTGATTTGGTTGACCAATATATGGTGTGGCGTTTGGCTTATTTGTTGGTGCCGAAGATGGTGTTAATGTACAAAACAATAAATTAGTGTTATTATCTGTATATCGATATCTAATAGCCTTTTGAGATGAATTTGTTAAGTTTTGAACAACCGGTTCACAAAAGAATGATGAGGTAATAATTCTAAAGAAATTAGGTATCTTTGTCCCATCAGCATTTAGATATTCAATTCTAAAACCAACTAACCCTTGACTAACAAATTTGTTTCTATAAGTAGATGGAACAGAATTTAAATCAAAAATTAATCCTTTAACATTAGGAAGTGCCGATAAAACACCACAATCTAATATTGTTGTTCTTATTTGAGCAGGTCTAATAAAAATCGTATAAATCCCAATTTGATTAAATTGTTCAGCAGGTAATTTTAAATTATATAAACCACCTAATATCTCAATACCATTATTCACACCTGTAGTATCATTATTATAATAAGGTCTTAAAATAGACTTCGCATCCAATTTTGTTAAAACAAAATTATCTGTTTCATCTCTTGATGGAGTATAATTTAAAATTATCTCAACATCTTCCGGACTTACGTCAGCCGGTCTTATTGTCCCATATGTTCCTGTAGCCATATTATATACTATTATTTACATTAAAAAATTTATATCCGTATTTGACTAAATCACCTACGTTGTCAACCTCACCCAATCTTTCAACTCTCTCAAGTGCTGAGTTCTTCCCTCGTTCTATAAATATGTTGGATTGTACTTCTGCTTCATCAATTATATTCATTAATAAATCATTTTTTACTATTTTTTCACAAACTAACATATCAGAAGTTAAACCCGAAGATTTTACAACAAAAATTGTTGTCCCATTTGAATAATCATAGTAATCAATATCATTAATTGTATAGGCGGTATATAAACCATTTGAACTTACTCCTGAATATTTACCAATCGTACCAGTATTACCCGTCACCCATTGATTAGGTATATATTGAGTCGTTCCATATTGTTTTAAATCACTTAACGATGACATTGTATATCCCGTTATTAAAAATGGAATTGATGTTATTGGGTTAAATAAATTAATATCATTTAATGTTGCACCACAACTTGAATCTCCACTGAATATATAATCATACGATAATAACGTATTTGACCAATTACCACCCGCAGGTTTAAAATAAGCAACCCCTTTAGGATTTGTTATTGTTACACCCGTGAATGGTGTGTTAACCGTTTTTGTTATTACATTTGTCCCCCAAGGGCTCATACCTGACATAGTGATTGTATATGCCGTATTATTAGCATAATCATGGTACATTGATGTTGATGTTACCGCACTAACTTGCCCATCACCCCAATCAATCTTGTATGTAGAAAACTCCAAATACTTTTTAAACTCAATATCCGATGTATTATAAACATAACACCTTTTTGAGTTTGAACTATTGCCCGAAAAGATAAAATTCGTCATAGTTTCTTGTTGTAACACCATACCATCAAATACAGAATAATATCCTATGTCTGTCACAGTTTCTGTTAATAAAATTGGGATAGTTAATCCGGTTAATAAAGAAGTACCTGATTTGGTTGTCGCCGACGAAATATTAGTAGTGTTTGTACCTCCTGACAAGACTTCTGTCATTGACGAATAAATGTAAGATGCCCCCACTAAATCAATTTTAAAGGTTTCTGCAGGAATAATACAACACTTATTAACAATACCTGACCCCGTTATAGTTCCAGCATTATAATTAACTTTAAAAATGTCTCCACTAATAAATTCCGGTGATATTTTAATATGATAATCTCTTTCTGTCATATTATGGATTTATATATTCATACCATTTTATTGGAACTGATGTTCCTCTTCTTACACTATTATCCCAAACTTCATATGTTTTTTCATTATAATTTAACCTTACCTCATAATAAAAATAAATCTCAGGGTCAAACATAAATTTTGATGTAATATTACTTTGTGGTGTATTTGTCATTTTAACAAAAACACCCAATCTAGCATCAAAAAATTTTGCTGTCATATAAAATTTACTAATGTCTAAGAATTTTTTATTTCTTAACCAATATAGAAAGAACCCTTCTTTGTCACCCACATAATCTAACTTAAATGATGGTATTTTAATTTGAACTGAAGGTTTATACGAACTCACAACTTCTGTTACCGTAAACCCTTGTTGCACAGGTAATATCACTGTAAAATAATTAGTTTGAGTGATAGTATCTTTACTATCATAAAAATCCAATTTAAAGAAAGATTTAGTAAATGGTTTTACATAATAATATATTTCACTTATGGTAAATCCTTCCGGAACATAACTAGTCACCCAATAACTTGACGGAGCAGTTGTTACTAACGAAGATGGATTAACAGGAACCGTTGGAACTAAATTACCATTTGAATCCAACTGTAAGTCACTAAAAAAATGAAAATCGTATTTAATATCCGTTTTTGTATCACTACTATACGGTGCGTGAGCAAATCTTAATACTTCAAAATCCCCCGGAAATCCAACAATATCCTCAACAACATTTTGTTGATATTCTTCAACGGCATCACCTTGCCCAAGAAAATCCCATTTAATTTCAATCGGTATATTGATATATTTGTCGTCACCTTTTGGTAAGGTAAATTTATAACTGTTATTATTCACAATCGTCTTTTGTTGGTTGAGCAGCTCCATAAAGAGTTGCGTAATTATTTAAAGTACTTTCTATATAATTAGTTCCTTCCGGTATTATTCTAAAAATAAAATTTTCATATGGATAATGTTTTCCATTTAAAAATGGATAATCAACACCATTACCGAGACCATCATTAAAACCATAGGTATATAAATCTCTCCAAATAAATGAATTGTATGTTGTTGAAAAATATGAGTAATCCGGAACACCCACCATATTGTTAATGCTACCTGTTTCTATATAATCAGAAAACCCTCTTATTTTCATTCGTCTATTTGGTTTGTAGTAATAACCAAATTGATTATTATTCATATCTACCAAACTCATATCAAACACATCAGTATTAAATGTAAACTTATGATACATTTCAGAAATAACTCTTTCTTTTTGTTCATAATCATTCCACTCACAGTAATTACCATTTATTGTGTCACCACTTTTAAGTGATTTAAGATATGTGAAATCAATATTTATTCCATTCACATTACCACCATAAGGTGTGTTATAATACCCCGTTGGATATGCGTTATTATTTGAATCCACAAAATTTGATTCTACCGTATCCACATCCCACCAAGTTTGTGGGTTATTAAACTGAGTATCCGGTGGTAAATTAAAATCAAACCCCTGTTTTAATCCCACATCATTACCATTACTATCAACACCCCCAAAAGTTAATCCAAAATACCCTTTCCAAATTGTTGTAATATATAACTCACTAATTGGTCGTTTTTGATTGTCACGCAACTCACTAACATCAATATCTTTATTAAACGATAAAGTATATGATTGAGCATTTTCTTTAATTGAAACTCTCTTTACATTATTTGGTGTATAAACAGGACTTTCAAATTTCTTTTTAGTCCCAAATATATTTTTTTCAAACCCGGCATTAACTAAAACAGCGTCATTAACATCTGTAATTATTTTATGTTGAATCACATAATATTTGGATGTAGTATCATTAGGGTTTTCATAATTTATAACTCTTTTAAATGTTCCTGTAGTTTGGTCATCCACAAAAATTGAAGACCCGTATCCGATATTAAATATGTTAAAGATATACTCATTAGTTCCCGGCAAACCGTCTCCAAAAGAAAATACTTGATATGTATTAACATACCCATTATTTAATTTTATTTTTACAAATTCAGATTCCGATAATCCGTGTTTAACGGGACATCTAAATTGAATTATAGGGTTCCCTCCCTCCATAATATCATTACCGTCATTATCCTTACTATTAATTATAAAAGGAATCCCATCAACAGCATTCCAAACAAAAGTAGGAACATTAGACCCGGTACCATCATAAAAATTCATAACCTTATCTATGTTCTTATATGGATAACTAACAAAATGATTCCAATTATAGGTTGAAGCACTTCTAGCGACAAAATCAACGTGAACCTGTGGTTGTCCATTTGGAATTGTTGATGGTATTGGAACCGTGTATCCCGAAACATTGTAATCACTTCTAATAAAATCAAACTCATCATATTGGGGAAATCCTTCCCAACTTACTGAGGTAGACAACGCCCCACATTGTCTTAAAGTTAACGCAGTTTCATTAATGTAATATAAATTATTTTCTAATGGTTCATAATTTGTTGAACCCGTATATGAGTTATTAAATAACACTTGAAACTTACAAACCGGTCTAAATGTTGTCGATTTTTGCCTTTCATCGTTAAATATTTGAACTAAATTAACATCAATACTCCTATCAAATTCTTCAAGATTTTTTGTGTTTTGAACCAATGGTGTTGGTATCGATAAATTAGTGTCCGTCGACGTTTTATACCTTAACGACCCTAATACTATTCTTATATCATCCATCTTAATTTATAACGTTACTAGTGTTTATCCATTTTGTTCTAAATCTATCAAATGCCGACGCTCCTCTTCTAAGTCCAAAATAAAAGTGAAATGGCGCTCCGACAGTAATCAAATCTGTTTCAGGAGTATTTTGACTCCAATATTGTGGTTTTGCAGTTATTGAGTTATTTTGGTAAGTTGGTAAACTATTCCCATTAGTGACTGCGTATATGTAACCTTTAAAAAAGTCATTTTGTGACTGATTAGTAGTTCTAAAATATCTAGATACCGGTAATAACCTATCCAAAGATTGATATTTTGAAGAAAAAATTGTTTGAAAATCCCAATCATTTGATTCACCACCAAAAATACTTCCCGCATGCTCACCACCACCATCAATTCTCCATTGTGATAATGGAACTTCTTGAGAATAAACTGTAAAATTATTAAATGTACAAATACTTGATGTTGTCCCTGTTGGATTTATTATTGTTCTTTTTGGTGAAACATAATCTCTAATTTGAGTATCCGATGAAAAGAATATTCCCAAAGAATTCTTACAATCAAAGAAAATAGGGTTTTGAATACCAGGGTCAACCAATGCTGTTCCTGTACCTGTTCCGGGACCTGTTGCGATAAATGTTGTTGTTCCCGCAACGTATCCCGGAGGTGCTCCAATCGACGTAAAATCTGTTGGGTTAGAAGCCGTTCCACCCGACAAAATTTTATATCGAATACCTGTTACAAAACCACCCGCACCTACCGTTGTTGGTGCATCAGGATAATTCGACGATTGGAATGCTGCAACACCTAATTCAGAATTAATTGAAATTAATTGAGAGTAATCAGCATCAATTAAATATTTCCCTTTTCTACTATTTTGAAAATACGCAAATATGTTAAACGCCCCTAACAAATTATTTAAAAAGTTATTATCCATAAATCTACTTATAATAAATAAATTAAGGATTTCATCAACGTGAGAATACGTTGAACTTGTTAACTTATTAACCAAGTATCCGTCATACTCGTCAGACATCACCAATTCTTGTAAAAAGTCCGCTCTAGGACCCAAATCCATAATTGTTGTTGGATACTTTAGGTCAGCACTAAATTCACCTGAATTGGAGTCATAAGGTGAACATCTATAATAAAAACTTCTAGATGGATTATGATACATAATAACACTATTACATTTCTTTCCTTGCGGAAAGTTTGGTGGATTTGATGTTGGAGAACTAAACCCACTAATCTCATTTTTAAATGGAAAAGCATATAATACTCCATTCACCCAATTATTATTAAATCTGTGAGAAAACACATTTCTACACGCACCAAGCATCACCATATTTCGAGCAATCCATTCAAACATTAATTCCCAATCTCTAAATAAAGAAATAAATATTGTTGTAATAAAGACATAACATCCACCCACAAAAATCGTTTCACCCTCATATTGGAGACAATCACCACCTCTCGGTCTTACGAATATAGTACTATTTACAGGACTTGGAGTACAACCATAACAGTCCAAATTAACGGAACCAGCACAGGTAAAAGTGTTTATAACTCGATTTATTTTTGGAGAACCAACTAAATCTTCCCTAACATCATCTAAAGACCCGTTACCAAAAGACCCTGTTGACCCCGCTATTGAATTTATCCCGATTACACCTGTCGAAGGTATTAAATACAACGTTAATTTACTGTTTTTTTGTAAAACACGTCCATTACAACAGTATTCCTCAACAACAGTCCCTGTCGGTAATCTATCGCCTCTCATAACAATTTGATTATTACTAGCACCAGAATAAGAACCAACCCTACCTAATGTAAAATTCATAGTATTTCCCGTACTATAGATTGGTGAATAATAATACGTTAAAACTCGAGTTGGAGGAAATCGATAATCACCGTACTGATACCAATATGGAGTATCGGATGGGTCGAAATTAAGGGAAATTCTTAAATATTGAATGTCCATGAGCATCATTGATGCTCCCTCAACAATCTCATTAGGAATATATCCTTCAGTCCTACCTGTCACATTATAGACACTTGGATTATCTGGAGTAGGTACCTGCATATAACAGTAACCATTAAAATCCCTTATCATCCCATAAGGAGTGTATGTATACGCTTTAGTAAAATCATTATTTAAACTTATTCGTAAACCAAATGGTGAAGAACTTGCACCATTACTTACGGTAGGTGTATTCGGATAAGCTCCATTTGATAGTGAATCATCACTTGTTTGAGTTGTCCCACGTAAAGGTTGTGCGTTTTTACAACTTGGTGCGTAAAATAGTGAACGATTATCTAAGTTAGAATAATAACTAATTAAGTTTGAATTAAACCCTGAGAATCTAGATGTCATTTGCGTCCAAGTAGACGCTGTCACTCCCTGAGTATAACCTGTAACAAATTGCCAAGTTTCTTTTTGATTAGGACAATAAGAAAATGAGTTAAAATATAAATTTTGTCCAATAGCGTACCCTGTTTCAGTATTAATATTTCCACCTACCGTTGGTTGGATTCCACCTACCCAAGTAGCCCCTGTCACATAATTTGGTGTGCTACCAGTTGGTAATGGTGTCCAAGCAGGTAATGGTGTTGTAACCGCCCTTTCATTACCATCGTGACTAATATTTAAAAATTTACCCTGAATCGGAATATTCATTCTATAGTAACCACTAATCTCAACATCACTTTCATTTTGATGTCCAAAAAGTTTACCAATACCATATTTAATTGGTATTTTACTGGTATATGGGTCAACACCTCTATTTAATATCACAACAACGTTTTCATTACGGTTTCTAACATAATTCATCGAATCATACTTTTGAACTCCAAAAGGTATTGGGTCTGGATGTGTGTTACCATTAGGTCGATAATAACAATTTGGGTTAAAAATAGTACCCGTCCAATCCCGTCTTCCTCCATTAATAGTTGAGAACAATTGAAACAAAGTCGACTCATTTCTGAAGTATTTTTTATTTAATGAATTAGGTAAAGTATTTACACATTGACCACTAAAATTACTGTATGTCATAGCAGTAATAACTTGGAAATATTCTATATCAATAGGGAATTTATGGGTATTTGTAGTTGTTTTTGCACTATATGGACCAGCATCATCAAATACTCTAACATCATAAGTAGTTGATAACATACTACTAATACCGTTAGGATGTGCGTAATTAACTGTCACCGTTGTATCACCTGTATATGTTGTTCCTGTAATTGCGTTGTTATTAAATATATTTTTAATACCTCCCGTTAAATTTGGGTCTTTACTAAAAGTCGGATTTTGAAAAGCCAACATTTCTCCCGCAACTAATCTTCTAGCAGTTGATTTATCACATAATATTACAATAGTATTATCTTTATGAAATTTACCCGGATTACGTGCTTCGTCAAAAGTAACATTAATTCTATTAACACCACCTCCCGGATTAGTTGTACCACTATTAAAATATTTCGCTTTAACATTAAATAAGTTAATTCTATCCGCCATTGGTAATGCGTTAGTAAACCAATCATACGCAAAAGATGTACTATCACCCCCTTCACCCACAGCAATAACCTCACTTTGTAAGTAAGGTGCTCCAATAGTGGATGACCCATATTGATTATCAAATTGATACCCCGCAAAATCATTAGCAAAAATAACTTTTCTTTGACCCGGAAACCCATTTGGATTTGTCTCAGCATTAAAGGATGGTAATTTAAACGTTGCAAAGGTAGATAATGGAACACTTATTAAACCAGCATTTAATGGTGATATTGGTTTAGGGTCTGACGATATTGTTGGACACGGTACTAATTCATTTTCTTCATCCTCATCATTACCATCCGGGTCAGGGTTTTCATTAACACTTTGTCCTTGTTCACAAGAACAAAGGTCACAATCCGGATATGTTAATATAGGAACTTTTATCCCTTTTAAGTCAAGTTTCCATAACAGCCTTAAAATATACGCCAAAAGAAGTCCTAATATTATATATATAACTATCATAGCCAAATACCCCGCAATCATCCCTAAAGCATATGGAACACAACCAAGAATCAATATCCCGTAGTTAATAATACTAATAGCACACCAAACAATTAATCCAGGTATAACTATAAGCCTTAATAACCACACAACAAAATATAAAATGTGCATCACCAATATTAACGCAAAGAATACCGGTGTAAGTATTATACTGAAAAACATAAAAATTATGTATAGTATGTCAAACCTAAAATTACCATCATTTGTTGGAAATTTATTATTTTCAGTTTCACAAGATTCCTCTAAGATATTTTTAATACCGACATACCTTTCACTTCCGCTACCCCCTCTATGATTATATATAAATTCTGATACAGTATAAACTTTATTATACTGCATTATGTAAAACTTATCATCACAATTTATAGCGTCTTGAATCATTTGAGTATTTCCATAATCATTCCAATCAACGCTAAAAGCATACGATTCAAATTGATTGGAACTATATTCTCTAATATTTGGTACTAAAAAATAAGCTCTTTTAGTAAGGTCTGATAATGATGGTGATTGAGACCATTTTACTTTAAATCTATATTTTGCTTTAGTTGGGATACCAACCTCAGGGTCATTTGAAAGAACTTGTTCTCCAAACTCATTGGTTACATAGTAATCCATATTCATTGGGACATCTACCAACCAAGTTCCGTTTTCATCAATAACTTTACCACCCCCCTCTAAACTAAAATTTTCAAGAATAGGTAACCCGTTAGAATCTTGTTGTATTGTTTGTCTAATCGCCAATATTTCACCGGGACCCGTAGTTAAACTACATTGATACCCCGACCTGTTAGTTGGTTTACAATTAGACTTTAATGCGTTAGTATCTGAGTCAGAAATTATAGAACCCATAAAAATAGATGTTGGTCGAATATCAACATTCGCCTCACTACTTAAATCAAAATCTGTTCTTGTTATACCTAAATTACAAATTTCAGGTTGTCCCCATAATGGTTCAACCTCAATACTTCTATTTACCGATACAATTTGTGGTAATTCTCTTAAATTATTTGATGATTTAAAATTTGTTCCGGATACTTGAGCTTCTGTTGCAAGACCCATTCTAATCAAATCTTGAGGTGATAATGAAAATTCTCCAATGTCAGACAAATCAACATCTAAAACAATTAGATGAGCACCAACAGGAACCCCAAAAATCATATAATCACCACTATCGTTTGTAACCGCATTATATTTATAATACTTGTCGTAAACTTCAATTAAAGTTGGGTTAGTTAAAACATCCGTTCTAGTGAAAAATGTCCCGGTAGGAACGTGAGCACTATATGATGGTTTATAGGGTAGTAAATTATATCTATAACCATCATCATTATTATCTAACAATGATTTATACGGATATAACTCAGAAATAATTGGGTCAGCTTGGTCTTTACTATCTAAAGGTATGAAGATAGATACTTTGGCATTTGGAACACCAAATCCATTATTAACACTAACACGTCCAACAATAACACCATAATCAGCACATTGTCTAGTATAGATGTCTGTTTGTAATATTTTTAAGGATAATATTTCTAAATGTTCGAACTCTTGGTCAATTAATACTTTAACTGAAGTGTCAACACCGACCTTTGTTCTTATTCTATAAGATTTTGACATTTTTATCTTTTTTAATAAATAGTTTATATACCATTTTTAAAAGATAAAACATTTTTTTTGAAAATAAATTATGGTTTAAACTTATATTGTTTAACAAAATCAATAGGGTTTGATTTTTTTTCTAAAAAATTATTAACAATACTAATAACATATTTGTGAACAGTGTTATCAATAGATGTGTGAGTTGTATTAGGAATATCAACATTAAGGACTTTAGTTATTCGATTATCCTTAAATAAGGACACTCGTCCCCCTGAATTGGTGAAGAAAATCATATTGTCCGACCATTTAACAGACATAAAGTTTATCACATAACCAACATTATCTTTAATTTGATAATCATAGTTATTATACAATTGGTTAGCACTATCTAAGAAAACAACTAAATCAACACCAATTTTTTCTTTATTTAAATTATCCAACACCTGAGCAACATTATACCCACCAATACTATGTCCAATAAGAACAACCTTACCTGTTGGGTTAAATAGCCTAAAATACTTTACTGTTTTAAAAACCTCTTCGGACGTTAAATTATAGTTGTTTGTTCCAATATATGTAATTACACTTGTCTCTTTAGTTTCGACCTTACTTTCAACCAAACCCAAACCATCTAAGTCCCTCGACTTAGAAATGTCAATTTGAACCTCATTAGCCCCTGACACATCCTTGAATGGTCCTAACGAACCTTCAACAACTATAACTAAATTTTTGGTATTTTTATTAAAATAATCTTGGGGGTGTTGGATTGTTTCTAATTTTCTTCTTTCATTAAAATCGGTAATATCTGAAGTAATAAAAGAACTAACAATTATTAATAAAAAAATTTGAAATTTTGTTACTTTTTTAGTTACCCTAATTTGATTAAAAAAAATCAAAAAAATAATAAAAGAACAAATCAATCTGAAGTTAAGATATAATCCCGCAACAAAACATTGAGACCAAGTCCCATTATACCCTTTAATAAAAGTTAAAATATCTGTAATATAATCCATTTATTAAAAATAGAGAATACCGATTAAATTATCAAGAGAAATTAACCGTTTTTAAATTTTTAACTCTAATGTTTATATCTTTGTTTGCATATTTTATTTGGTAAGTTTGGTTTGGTTCCGCAAAGATTGTATCATCAATTAACCCTATCTGATAAGTTGTACTGTCAATATATCGTTGAGATGTTTGAGATGATGAATACTGTCCACCAACTTTATTAAAGACTTGAATATCGGATAATGAAATTACCCCGTTTTCACTTTGTATTAATCTTCTTAATTCAGAAATATTAACATTTTCACCCATTTGTCTATTTTCCGGATTAAAATATTCCGAAACAATCGTAATGATTTGAGAAATAACTGTTCCTTGGTTTTGTGTATTATCTAAAACAACATCAATATTAAATCCTAAATCAATAACGTTAGCACTTTGTATTGACACATAATCATTTATCATACGATAGTTTGATAAATAATTTGCAACATTATTCTTTAAAGTGTTTGAAATTACCTCTGTTAGTCTACCTGTTTCATCATACGACAACATTTGGACAATAATTTTATTATTGTTTTCCGTTATTGATACTTTTGCCGGAGCTCCAAATTGTGAAGGCATTGTTCGGATTATTGAATCGTAATCATTTACGGTTACCGCTCTTTTTTGTGATGAGAAATTATATGAAACTAAATTTCTAACTTCTTCAGTTGTTGGGTAATTAGCTCCCCCAATCGCTGCGGTTACGTTTGTACATCTTAATGAATTTACTACAGTTGTGTTAATACTATCTGATGGTCCGTTCACAAAGAATGATACTGTACCTATTTGAGTAATTGAATTTACACCAATATTACTACCTACACCACCACCAACTCTATATTGTATGAATAGTGTTGTATTTGGTTTTAAAGTACTACCTAACGCTAAGTTGTTGGAATACTTATATAGATTTAATTGATAACCATCTCTTGCAAACTCTCTTAACTGTTCGTCCGCAGATTGTGAACCACCCCCAAAAGTAATTTTTAAAAATCCTTCAGGTGTAAATTCACTAATAAACTTAGTACTTGTTTGAATGTATTTCCCCACTTTAATCCCCGGAGAATCCGATACTTTTGTTGGGTCTTCTACAAATACTCTATCTTCCGCCAAAGCATCCACTTCATACCATCTATTATCTAACCCTAAGAACTCCTGAACTGACGGTATATTAGTATACTGTGTACTATCTTTCAACAAAACACTAGTTATACCCAATACATTCTTGTCCGGTAAAAATAATTCATAAAAAGGTCTAACATCATTAGGTGTTATTACTTTTTTAAACACTTTTGTTGTTCCATTAACAACAGTTTCTCGTTTAGTAATTGTATAGTTTAATAATTTATTATTTGAATCAAAATTAGGTATTTTTAGTCTATTTGGAAAACCTTCACCATTAATAGGTGATGAGAAATCAATATCATATACAGTTTCAAAGACTTGTCCGGCACCATTAACTTGTGACCCTCTTCTTAGAATACCACAATATCGTAAATCTTCTTTATCCCCAAAAGCAGGAACTGTAATTGAAAAATCAACTAAAGCAACCGATGGTCTCATACCCGGAACTTTTAATCCATAAGTTTTTGCTATATTAAAAACTGACGACCTTTGTTGAGCATATTGAAGAACTGTCTCTTGAATACTTCTATCAATGTTAAATTGTAAGTTATCCGTTACCGCAGCGTTCAAATCTAATAATACAGAAAAAACAGACGCGTCATTGAAGTTTTGAATCGTGTCCGGATAATACGTTTTAGTGAAGTTAATTAACTCAGTTCTGATTGATTGGAAATCCCTTGTTGTGTAGGAAATTTTCTTGTTTGCCATAATTTTATATATTAATAATTACAAAGTCACTACTATTAAACACATCATTGTTGATGGTGTAATCAATCTTAACTTTCGCTGTATGTTCTTTATTCGACATATTTGGTACCCGAAATATTCTCTCATCGTTATCATTTATATAACTACCTTTATCTTCACTACCCTCTGAGGCGGCTTGGACACTAATGTTAGTTATTGTTATCCCCGGTAAATAGTTTCCCGCGGATTCTCGTATTTCAGATTCTATTTCTGAAAATGTTGGACCATCTAATGGTTCAAAAATAAACTCATATAATCTTGTCCCAAAATCCGGTAAATAATATCTACTACCTTTTCTTGTTAATAAAAGGTGTATTAAGTTAGACCTAATCTCTTGGTCATTATAATCTGATAAATCTAAGTATTTCCCATCAAAAGATTCTCTGAAAGGAAAAGTTAAACCATATGTTGTTCCATCTGCCATAACTATAAATATAGTGTCGTAATTATTTCTTATAAATAGAGTAAAATAAAAAATCACGACCGAAGTCGTGATTATTGTTATAATTATTTTAATTTAATTAAGAACCACACCCAAAACACTCAAATTCTGTGTCAGTAGGTTTTTGTGTTAAATCTACCGTTGGTTTTTCAATAGTCTTTGGTTGTTGTACTTTTGTAATATCAACTGCCAAATGTTTTGCCCCGGTTGATATTGCTTTTGTTCTAACATAGTAACAAAGAGTTTTTAATCCTTTACCCCAAGAATGGAAGTGAGATGATGAAATCTTTGATAATGTTGGTTCAGACATATAGATATTCATCGACTGTGATTGGTCAATAAATGGTGCTCTGTCAGCCGCCATATCAATAAGTTCTCTTTGAGATATTTCCCAAATTGTTCTATATTTAGGAATTAAATGTTCAATTCTTTTTACCTTTTTATTGTAATTCTTATCTTCCGTGTCCAAATAATGATTAAAGTTAATGTTTTGAACAGAACCTTCATTCATTATGATTTCATTTTTTAAATCCTCACACCAAACACCTAACTTTTCAAAATCGTTAATTAAGTATTTATTAACAATTAAAATTTCTCCCCCAACCACACGACGATTAAATAATGCCGAGTGAGCCGGTTCTGTCATTTCAAATGAACCTGTGATTTTAGCCGAAGATGCTACCGGCATCTGAGCCGTAAATAATGAGTTACAAACCCCGTGGTTGGACACCTCTAATTTAAGTGAGTCCCAATCCCACATTCTACCTAATCCTTCGTAATCTAATCCCCACATATCAAATTGAAATATCCCTTTTGACATTGGTGACCCTTTAAAGAATTTATATGGTTTGTATTCACCTGTTTTACATAAGTTCATACTTTCGGTGATTGCAGCAAAATAGATTGTTTCAAAAATTTCTTTGTTTAATTGTTTTGCCTCTTCAGTCGTGAAGATATAATCCATTAAGAAGAATACGTCAGCAAGACCTTGAGTTCCAATCGCAATCGCTCTTTGTTCTAAACCACCTTTTCTACCTTGTTCAGTTGAGTAACTATTAATGTCAACAACTTTGTTAAGTGCTCTAACAACCTTTCTAACCTCACTGTAAAGTAACTTGAAATCAAACTCACCTTTAATAATAAAGTTTTTCAATACCATAGATGATAATGTACAGATTGCTGTGGTGTTTTCATCAGTATATTGGTAAATCTCATTACATAGGTTAGATTGTTTAATCACCCCAATGTTTTGATGGTTTGTTTTTCTGTTTGCACTATCTTTAGAACATAAGTAAGGAACTCCGGTTTCAACCTGAGATTCAATAATTTTATTCCAAATTGTCTGAGCTTTCACTTTCTTACCTAAACCAAGTTCAACCGCTTTGTTGTAGTTTGATTCATACTCATCACCGTAAGCCTCTTGTAATGGTTTAATACCCGCTTTAACAATGTCGTTAGGGCAGAATAAGTACCAATCATCATTGTTCTTAACCGCGTTCATAAAGTTGTCCGGTAACCAAATTGACGTAAACAAATCTTTTGCTCTCAACTCCTCAGCACCTGTATTCTTTTTGATTTCAAGTAAGTCCATAATGTCTTTATGCCAAGGTTCTATGTAGATGGCGGCGCTACCCGGTCTTCTACCTTGTTGATTAAAGAATCTCAGTCCTTCGTTAACAATCTTTAGGTATTTCAATAAACCACCGGCAAATCCACCTGATGAGTTAATACGACTCTCTTTACTACGAATGTTAGACATACATAATCCAATACCTGCAGCATCTGATGAATACGTTGAAATATCATTAAAGGTGTCTAATAAACCTTGTCTTGAATCCCCGTTATTGTATTTCAACACACAGGACGCTAATTGAGGTGTTTTAGTTCCCGCATTAATCATAATTGGGGTTGCCGGAGAGATAAGTTGATTTGATAACGAATTGTAGTATTCAACCGCCTCTTCAAATGATTTAGTAACCCATAAAGCAACTCTCATATACATATGTTGCGGTCTTTCAACAACAACACCTTGTGGAGTCTTCAACAAATACATTTCCTGTAATGATTTCCACGCAAAATAATCAAAATTGTAATCATTCTCGTGATTTATTACAGAATCAATATCCCCCCAACCATATTCGTTAATAGTATCAATTAATATGTCATTAATAACTCCATCCTCGTGTAAACGTTTCATAGTATTACAGAAACTTTCGTCAGTTTCTTTATGATACGCAGAAATAGCCACCGAAGAAGCCAATCTTGAATAATCGTGATGACTACCGGTATAAGCCGCAGCAATCTCGTAAACCAATTTATCTAACTCTTTTGTGGTAATCACACCTTCAGTCGGAACAGAAGTAATCACCTTAATGAATACCTCATCAGCATTAACGTTTAACCCTTTAGCAGCTCTTTTTACTCGACTGTATATTTTTTGGGGGTTAAACGACACCTCGTCACCCCCTCTTTTTTTTATCTTTAATGACATCATATTTTAAAAATCTTCTGTAAATGTTAATGACTCACCTAATTTCGCCTTTTGGTATTCCATAGTTCTTGACTCAAAGAAATTACCCTTTGTCTCGACAGCTATTTGTTCCATAAATTTGAATGGTTGTTCCACATTAAAATGTTTCTTACATCCAAACTTAACTAATAGTCCGTCAGTTACAAATTCAAGATATTGTTTCATCAAATTTGAATTCATACCTATTAAAGATACAGGTAATGACTCAGTAATAAACTCTTTTTCAATCTCTAACGCAGATAATAAAATTTCTTTAATTCTTTTCTCTGTTGGTTTGTTCTCAACGTGATTGTTAATCAAATGGATAGCAAAATCACAGTGTAAGTTTTCATCTTTAAAAATAAGACTATTAGCGTTACACAATCCTTGCATAATTCCTCTTGATTTCATCCAAAAGATAGAACAGAATGAACCGGAGAAGAATATACCTTCAACCGCCGCAAACGCCACTAATCTTTCTTGAAATGAAGAGTTTTCAATCCAATCAAGAGCCCATTTAGCTTTCTTTTGAACGGCAGGTAATCTGTCAATTGCGTGAAAACATTCATCCTTTTCTTTCTCGTCAGATACGTAAGTATCAATCAATAATGAATACATTAATGAGTGAATGTTCTCCATCATAATTTGGAATCCGTAGAAGAACTTTGCTTCAGCATATTGAACTTCTTTTAAGAAATTCTCAGCCAAGTTTTCATTAACAATACCATCAGACGCCGCAAAGAACGCTAATACATTTTTAAGGAAGAACCTCTCATTATCAGATAGATTTTCCCAATCTCTAATATCGTTAGATAAATCCACTTCTTCTGCCGTCCAAAACGCGGCTTGGTGTTGTTTATAAAATTCCCATATATCGTTATGTTCTATAGGGAAGATAACGAATCGGTCATTATTCGGTTCTAATATTTTTTCTTTCATTTTAAATTAATTTTGTTGTTGGTTTTTTTCTTTTCTCTTGTCTAACAAGTCTTTGATTCTTTGTCTATTTCTTTCTTCGGTTTGTTCTTCTAATCCTAAGAATGTTACTGAACTTTCAGTATCAATCTCCAACATACCATTGTCAAATTTACAATTCTCAAAGACAACACCATCATCACCAATCCGTGATTTAGTAATTGCGATTGTTGCTAATTTCATTTCTTTTTGTTGTAAAGATTTAGCCACGGAAATGATTACGTGTCCAACCTGTGCTTTTTTAATAGACCCACCCATTTGGTCGGTTGTAACAACATCAGACGATATTGAACTTCTATTACCCTGAGTCGCTGTCCATCCTACCAAATCAAGTTCGTGACACATAGATTCAAAACCTCTCATCACAGACCCTTCAGATTTCCATTCATCCCCCAAGTTTTTATCCGGTACCACACAGTCAATGTAGTCCAATAATACCATATCAATTTTGATTCCTTCTGAAATCATTTTTCTGATTTGATTCTTAATCTGCATCATTGTTACAGTATCGGATGGAAGTTTTTTAAGTATCAATTCATTAGGCATTTTTTCCTTAATTTCTTGAACTTTAGTTATTACTTCATCTTTTCTAATAGACAATTCATCCGGATGGATTTTTGTCCATAATGTAATGTGTTTACGTTGAATAATCTTTGGGTTATCCTCAAAGAATATTTGTAACACATTATATCCCAAATTAAATGCGTGATTTGAGATTTTTGTAAGTAAAGTAGATTTACCTACACCTGTTGGTGCTAAAATAACACCGATTTCACCTTTAGCCAACCCTCCTTTTAAGAGTCTATCTATCCCCGGAATACCCATTGGTATCGGATGACGATAATCCTCGTTTAGAACATCATCTAAATTGCTGAAAACACTTTCCGTTCCCTTATCGTGTTCCCCAACCTGAAGAGCTTTACTCACCATCTCTTCTAATGTGTCGTAACTCTCAAATTCACCAGTGTCGATGATTTTTTGAGCTTTAACCATTACTTTCTGTAACTCCTGTTGTTTACAGAACTTCATCGATTTTTCTTGCACAAACTCAGCCCCTTCAAGCGTAGACTCCTTAACTTTTGTAAGGGTATCAATAATTATTTTTGCTGCTAGAGGTTGTTGTATCTCAGATTTTGTAATTTGTTCTAATGTGTCAAAGGTTGGTGTGTGTTCGTATTTTGTATAATACTCCTTAATCATTTGGATGATTAATTTGAAATATTTATTCTCAAAATAACTTGTTTCAATCACATCTATAATTGACCGTGAAAAGTCTTTGTCGATAATGATTTGGTTTAGTAATTGTATCTGAAAGGTGCTACCTAGATACTCGAAATTTTTGTTTGACGCCATATATTTTTTCTTTTAGTGTAATAATAAATACTACACACTTAGGGTAACATCTAGATATTTTTTTGTTAAATTTTTAGATGAAAAGATGTCAGTCAAGTTCATCAATAGGTTTTTTAGGTGTGGGCGTACATCCACAGTATATCTTATCTTTGGAGGGTATACTTTTGCGTCCACCTGTCTATGACAAATTGTCACATCATTTTGTTTGATGAAGATGTTAAAGTACTCCGGACCGTCCGTATTAGACGTTTCCAAAATAGCCGGATTGTTAATAATTTCGTACAGATTATCCGTCATATACGTTACGGTTTTCAACGACAATTGTTTTTGAATGTCGTCTTTAAATTCACGAAGTAATTCGTAAAGTTCCAAAGAGTTTTTACCCTCATTATTGAACTCTCTCACGTTAAAAAATCTTTGCACAATGATGTTATCATTTACCATCATTAAGAATTCTAATTTTACCGATTCTTGGTCTTTCATAGCTTTAGTTAATTGTTTTTATAATTTCTTTTTTCTTTTCTTGTTAATTTCATAAAGGGTCTAACAAAATTCACCCAAGCATCATCCCCCTTTGGTAGATACTTAAAAAACCCGTCTTCCATCATCATCTTAATAAGTCCTCTATGACCCCTACCATCAGGGTCTAAAGTTTCTTTATAATACAATTCAACAAGTTCTTTAGCATCATCAGTAATTAATGGGTTTGATAAGTTTATGATTTTTTCATTTATCACAAAAAATTCATCACCATAAACACCACTTTTAGTTTTACCGGATAAAAGATTTTGTAATGTCTTATTATCTTTATTCTCCTTTAGTAGAGTTTCTGCCTTTTCTAAAATATCGGTGATTGAAACCGGTTTTTCAAGTAGCTCAGGAAAAAACTTTATAAGTGTTTTCTCCCCCAACCCTGAAATACCATCAATATTATCCGATTTATCTCCCGATAAAATTTTATAAGTTCTAATGTTTTGATGCGGAAATTCGTAAAAATCACATTTGATTTTACTTCCAACGTGATAAGTTTGTTTGGTTCTCGGATAAAACACCGATACCTTATCCGAGATTAATTGGGTAAGGTCTTTATCCCCCGAATAGATGGTCTTTTGTTCGTTCTCCGAGATTTGGCAGTAGTAAGCAATCAAATCATCTGCTTCGTTATTATCTACGTTGATTTGTCTTATATAACAGTCCTCCAAGTATTGTTTGATTCTTTCTTTCTGCTCAGTGAAAGAATCTAACTTATACTCGTTGTCTCTGTCTCTACGTTGTTCTTTATATTGGGGATAAATAAGTTTTCGAGTCGAAGAGTTATCATCACCGTCCCACATAACAACAACCTTATCAAAGTCTTGTTCGTCTATGAAACGTCTAATGGTATTCACAAAGTGCCATAAGGCACCTATGTGTTTTCCATTGTGATAATAATCTTTAACCCCGTGGAATCCAATCTTTACTAAATTGTTTCCGTCAACCAAAAGTGTTTTAGTCACTTGTTTTTGTTTGTATTCGTTACTACTCTTTTTCTTCTACCTCTTTTTCTTCTACCTCTTTCAAATCGTAATCACCATCTGTTCCGATGATATTCTTCCAATATTCAGAGTATTCTTTTTTGTATTTCTCAATAGACGCTTTTTCTTCGGTAGTTTCTTTACCTGCCAAGAATCCGTGAGGTGTTACAATAATCTTACCATCTTCATAACCCAATCCGTTGATGTGGTTTTTCATTACTGAGATTTTAGTTCTCACAGCAAATTTGATAGTTCTTTTATCTTTAGTCGCGGTAATCTTTGTTGTTCCCGCACCTTTTTCATTCCCGAAACGGAAAACTAATGAGGAGTTCAACCAAATCGCCTCACCACCTTTAGCCTTAATTTTAGGTTGTCCAAATGGATTATCCGGAAGTTCAACCCAAGGTTGGTTAACAATAACCAAAGTATTCTCATATTTAGAATCCGCTTTACGACTTCCCGATATTCTTTGATTGATACCCATACCAATTTTGTCAGCCAACGCCGCCGCGTTATGTTGTTTACCACCTTTACCTTCAAAAGTCATTTTACAAGGAACTGAACCAACAGAATCCCATAAGAACAATAAACTATAATCTAATTCACCTTTCTCTTGAGCGTCAAGTAAACTATTAATGTAATCTGTAATTTGTTCTATATAACTAAAGTTATTATTGAAGATGTAGAACCCGTCCCATTCTAATTCACCCGTTTCTTCATCAACCATTTCTTCACAATCAAAACCCATAAGTTTTGCGTGTTCAAATGACCACTTTTGTTCGGTAATAATGAATACCGGTAATATTTGTTTTTTCTGAGCATCAACAGCACATT